AAGGCGGAAGCGTTGCGCCGCAACATCCCGATCGTCTACGGCACCCGAAAATGGTCGGTCAACAAAGAACGATTGAGGGAAGCCGGTTTTCCCGAAATCTTCGATAAGGACATCTTCATCGACCCGACGAAGGTCCACGCGTTCACCAACCCGAAGCTGACCGGCGGTTACCACACAGCGACGATCATCGCGTTGGAACTGGACAGAGAAAAGCTCTACGTCGTCATGCAAATCGCCGACGGCGAAGACGACGGGGCGATCTACTCCGACATCCTGATGACCCGCAGAGATTGGAATGGCGACAAGCCGCTCAACCGGATGGACGCGTTTACGTCTTGCATTGGCATACCGTTCCGCCTCAACTCGGTGGAGAAGTTCGAAGATGCGCTCACGCAAATCGACCGGGCGATCGGAACCAAAACCGTCCACTTCCACTACAACCCGACCGGCAATTCCCCCGTTACCTACATGACCCGGAGTGCTTGGCTCATCGCATCGGCGCACCGCCGAAAGAAGAAAGCCAAGGCCGAACGTGAGAACCTAGAGGCGGAGCTTGAAGCCGCCGCCACCGAAACTGAAACCGAAACCGTCTCCCCAGCCCCCGTCGAGGAAGCCCCCATGCCTGCTGTTGCCGTTGTCCCAGACCCCACCGAAAAGCTGTTCAATCTCACCGGCACGCCCACGAACGTGAGCCGCACGGCCAGCATCATTGAACTGCTGGCCATCGACCCGCTTCTCACCGGCGCGGACGTTGCCGCGAAGCTGAACCTTCCGCCGACCGGCACGGTGGTGATCAATTTTCGAGATGCGCGGGCCATTCTCGGCATCACGACGCGCTCTCCGAGTGTCGTCCACATCGACCGTTCGAAATACGAAGCCGCCTGCACCCTGCTCGGTGTGACCCCGTTTGAGGGTGAATACTTGGAGCGCCCGGCCAAGCCGACGAAAATCGAAGCGACTCCGGTTTCTGCCGCGAACTCGGCCCCGGTAGAGTTCACGCCCGAACCGGCACCCGCGCAGAAGGCAGCGCCAACCTCCGGTTACGACGAGTTGAAAGAAATCATCGCCATGCTGCGGGACGAAATGGCGAAGCACGATATACGCAGGATGGTCATTTCGCCGGACGACGTTTCCTTCACCCGTGTCGTCGTGGTCGAAGACAAGCTGGAGATGTGAATGGATCGACTGCTCGTTTTTACGGGTCCGTCTCCGCGTGGCTGGCATCGTCTCCAACAATTCTTGGAGTGCCCCCAACGCTACGCATGGACGTATGAAACGGGCAGTGGTCACGGCAAATCCAAAGAATCGGAGGAGTCCGAACCGCTGGTTCGCGGCTCCTTGCTGCATTTGGGCTTGGCGCAGCACTACTCCCAGATGCGCGAATACCAGCAGGGCAAAGACCCCGACTTGTACTACGCGCCTGAAGAAGCGATGCGCATCATGGCCGACGCCAAAGGCGGTCTGTGGGCCGACAACGTCGAGAACATGATCGCCTGTGTGGATGCCTACCGGGACTACTGGCACTCCGAGGACTTCAAGATCCTCCACGTCGAGGAGTTGTTCCAAGGCGAGTTCGGCGGCTACCCGCTCACGGGACGACTCGATTTGGTCATCGAAGACCGCCAAGGGCGGGTGTACGTCATCGACCACAAAGGCTCCGCCATGGTCACCGACAAGCAGCGCCAGTTCTACTCGATGAGCGGGCAGATGCACGCTTACCGGTGGCTCGGGGCGATCGCCTTCGGGGAACGTCTCGCCGGAGTCCGCCTCAACCTCGTCCAGCACACCGGAAAGTTCAAGTTCATCCGGGTGGATTGCGAACCTGCTCCGCACATGTTTGCCCGGTTCCCGGCGTTGGTCGCCGAAACAGAACGGAACATCGCTCAGTTGCAGTCGGAGAATCGTTCGGTCAACGAATGGCCCATGGCCATGACGGAACTCACGTGCTTTCACCGCTACGGAAAATGCCGGTTCGCCGAGCAGTGCAAATGGGGTCAATAAAAATCTTTGCCGACAGGTTTGACACTCAGCCCCCGCCGACGTATTAGTTAGTCACCCACCACGAGAGAGCCTTCCCCAATGACCCCCAAACCCACCGAACCCGCGTTCGTACTGACGTACGGCCCTAGCGGTTCCGGAAAGACCACGGATACCGGTTACTCGTTTCCACGTGCGCTATTCATCGCCGTGCGCGGCGCGTTGCAGTCTATCCGCACGGTCTGCGGTTATGAGCCGACCGTCGAAGCAGCGACGTCTATCGAGGACATCACGAAGCGCATCGCTTCGCTGAAGCCCGGCCAGTTCGACTCCGTGGTGGTAGACGACTTCTCGTACATCGCCGAGCAGACGATGGCGAAGTTGGAGAAGAAGCACACGGGCTTCAAGCTGTGGGGCGCTCTCCGCGACTTGACGCTTGACTTCCGCAACACGGCCCGGAACGCCAACTGCCACGTCATCCTGAACGCGTGGGAAGCTGGCCCGAAGGACAAGAATGGCCAGCGCGTGCGCGGCGGTCCGAAGCTGCCCGCTGACATGCCTGAGCAGATGCCCGCCATGACGGACCTTACGCTTCGGTGCAGCATCGACCAGATGCGGAAGCCATGGCCGGGCGTGTACCGATGCTTTCTCTCCTCCGATTACGTGATGAAAGACCGTTTCGACGTGGTGCCGCGCATCGACCCGGCCCCGATGAACTTAGCGGAGGTTCTCCGCACGGTCGGTTACACGGTCGCTCGGCATCCTGCGCTCGAATGGCAGGAGGAAGTCGTCGAGCAGATCGCCCAGCAGATTCTCGCCGGTTCGCCGAGTGAGATGGTCAAAATGGCGAATGATACCTACGCCGCTTTGATCGCCGGTGGTGCCACAACGGCGGCAGCCCGCTGGACGCTGCGGGACGGCGTGGACCGGGCGGTGATTCGCCGGGCTCTGAACACTCGCAACGACGCATTTTTCGTTTGATCGCTACCGGCGCGTAGGTCGTCGGCCCCGAAAGGGGAAGGATCGTCCAACCTACACCCCAACCACAAGCAAAGTAGGAGTCCAACATGAGTTGGAATTTTCAGGTCAACCTCAGCGGCGTCACCCCGGCTTCCGGGGGTGCGCGCAACCTCCCCGAAGGCTTCTTCACCGGCACGGTGATCGACGCCGAACCCTCCCAGACGCAGAGTGGCAAGGCTCAGATTGCGATCAAGGTGCAGGTCACGGGCGGTGAATTCGAAGGTGTCGTCCGCACCACCCGTATCGGCGTCCCGAACGGTCCGGAAGACAAGGTTCTGGTGTTCTGGCGTGCGGCGCTGGAATCCATGGGCTACACCCCGGCTCAACTCGATGCCGGTGCCATCGCGATCACGAAGGAAGTGATGGTCGGTCGCTCGGTGTCGTTCTACTACAAGCCCGGCGACAAGGAAGCGGGGATCTACGAGGACTTCAAGTTCCTCACCCCTGTGGACTTCGCCAGCCGCAAGGCCGCGTTCGAGAAGGGCGCTTCGGCGCACGGCTCGGCTCTCGGTGCGGCTTCTCTCGGCGCTGCCCGTTCCATCAGCACTCCGGCTGCCAACCTCGGCGGTCTGAACACGGGCATCCCGGCGTCCCTTCCGACCAACGGCGCATCACTCGGCAGCCTCGGCGGCGGTAACTCCGTCACGAAGGAAGGTCTGCTGGCGGCGTTGAATCGCAACTAATCCCGTGGTGGGGGTCTGAGAACGCCGTCAGCAACGAGGCGTGACTGCTCGGAGAGACGAGCATCCTTGCAACGATCAGCGTTGCGATAACTTCAAAGTCGGCGGAATCGGGGTCTTCCCAAACACGGGTGACGTACCATCCGCCGATTTCTACGTTGTCGTAAGGCGTTTCGGGGTTCACCAGCCGGTCTACGGCGCTCTGAACTTCGACAGGCAGTTTCAACATACGTGGAGGCTAACATGATCATCGGTCAACCGAAATCCCTACAAGAATTCCAGCCGCTTTCGGCGAAAGAATTTGCCGAACTCCGGGCGCAACTGGAACCGGCCGTCGCGAACGGCGCTCCGCTTGAATCGCCCGTATCCCTCGATTTGGGGACGGTGTGCCGCCTTGCTGCCACCATCGGACACTTCGCCAACGCGCTTGCCGCTGCGACAGAGAATGCGGTCGCAAACGCGACCCCAGCCGAAGGGGAACAAACCCCAACTCCGAATGACGGCGCGAAAGTGTCGGCATCCGATCTGCCGCCGTTTCCTGTTCTCCGCCCTTCCGTCTGAGTCATCGACATGATCACCATGGCAATCGCCGAAGCCCGCATCCGACACGCGATGGACGCCAAATGACTTGTGACGCGACTTCTCTGGGCGCACGCTGCGACATCTGTCCGCTGCGTGACTTCGGGCCTCCGGTGCTGCCGGAAAGCAACAAGAACGCTCAGGTGGTCGTGGTCGGCGACTACCCGAACGACCATGACGTTCGCGAGGAACGCCCGTTCGTTGGCCCGAACGGCAATCTGCTCATGCAGAACCTCGCGAGCGTGGGCGTGCAGCGCCGGGACATTCACTTCACCAACGTCGTGATGTGTCAGCCGCCCGGAAACGACATGGGCAAGTTCGTCGAGAAGATCCGCAAGGAAAACCGGAAAATCGACAAAGAGAACGCCCACCGCCAGAAGAACTTCCTCCCGCTGCTCGAACACATTCCCACGCCTGCGGAATGCTGCGCCCCGCGTTTCTGGTCGGAAATCGAAGGCTTCGACAAAATTCTCGCCGCTGGCGGACTCGCCACCCGGGTCGTGTTCAACTCAGGCATCTCCGTCATGACCGTGCGCGGCTCGCCGACCGAGTTGGAGCGGTTCGGAAAGGCCCGCTCCGTCGTCCCGACGTTGCACCCGTCGTTCGTCCTGAAAGCGCAACGATGGAAGCACGTTTTCAAGAACGACGTCATGCGGGCGTTTCGCTTCTGGCGGGGCGAGGCGGATTGGAAACCGCCGCACATCGTCTATCACCCCTCCGCCGAAGAACTCCACGCCTTCCTCTCCGACCCGTCGGTTCCCTACTGGACGTACGACGTCGAGACGGACGGTATCGAGTCGCTGACCGCCAATCTCCGTTGCGTCGGCATTGGCACGCCGGAAAAGGTGGTGATCGTCGGCTACGACTCGAAGGACAAGAACCTCGGTCGTCCGTTCTACGATCCGGTCGAGCAGACCCGCGTGCACGAAGTCCTCAAACACTTCTTCGCGGACGAAAGCCGCCTCAAAGTCGGCCACAACGCAGGAAACTACGACCGCGTGGTGATCGAACATCACTTCGGCGTGACCCCGCGTCCGCTCCTCGACACGATTCTTCTGCACCGGTTGGTCGAATCCGAATTGCCGCATAGCCTCGGTTTCCTCGGTTCGATGTATACCTCGGCTCCCAGCTGGAAGACCGATCGCGAGGGCCGAAAGAAGGCTTACGACGCCGAATCTGACTTCGAGCTTCACGAATACTGTCTTTTTGAGGGCACGCCTGTCATCACGGAACAGGGGACGGTTCCGATTGAGGCGCTGGTCAGGAGCAAGTACGCAGGAAAAGTGCTTTCTCGCAACATGCGCACTGGAAACATGGAATGGAAACAAGTGACGGGTTGGCACTACAAATTCGAACCCGGAACGAAATGGGTCAATGTTACGTTTTCGGGTCAGCGTGAACGTGAACGCGGATTGATTTTGACCCCGGATCACCGGGTCATTGGCCCACGCGGCGAAGTGGAAGCGCAGGACTTGAAACCGGGAGATTTGATCTATGATGCGGAACCTCGGTTCTCCGAGGATGAAATCAGTGCCGTACTCGGGACGCTTTTGGGCGATTCGGTAATCACGGTTTCTCCGGCAAACCGAAAGGACATGCACAAAGCAAGGACGGCAGCACTGGTCGGAGGCCATGTCAAACATTCAGGCTTCGCCCAATTCAAGCAACAAGAAATTCCGTGGTTTTCGATTCGAACGGAAGTGCCGGGCGGGGATACCGTCACTATCGCAGGCAGAAGCGGAATCAAGTCCGTTTTTTGTGTTTTGCGAAGTGACAACTTCCGTCAAATTGCAGACCTTATTCCACTCATTTACGACGAAAACGGCAAGCGCCGCCTTCGTACAGAAGCATTGGACACCATGGGGCCGCGCGGATGGGCGTGGTGGTTCATGGACGATGGCTGCGTTCAAAAGAAAGGCAAAGCAGAACAAAACACGGGAGAGCGCGGAGGCCGATTGAGCGCGGACGAAACGCTCGTCATCGCAACGCAATCGTTCCCTCGCGAGGACATTGATGCGGCTCTGGATTGGTTCCGTAAAAATTTCGGATCAGCGCACAGCGGCAAAGACAACGTGATCCGATTGAGCACCGTGGCATCACGGGAGTTCGCCGCAGCCATCACTCCATATCTCCCGGAGTGTGCGCGGTACAAACTTCCGAAATGCCGGGATGTGAAGTTTACGGCCAAATACAGGCCGCTCGTAAGGAAGAACGCTGCCAGTCTCCGCACCGTTTTGTCGGTCGAACCGTTCACTCCGAATTATGGCGGTTCGCCGGAATCCCAGAGGACGCAAGCCTTTCGGGCGAGCCGAAGGTATTGCATCGACGTTGCCGACAACCATAATTTCTTCACGACCTACGGTTTGGTTCACAACTGCGGGTACGACGTGGCGATCACCGCTGCCGTGCTGCCGCCGCTCTATTCCCAAGTCCAACTCCGCAATCAACAAAGCCTCATCAGCCCCGACCACAAGGTCCAAGAGGTCTGCGCAGAGATGCACACGGTCGGGATGTATGTAGATCAGGGCATTCGCGAAGGCTGGGAAAAGAAGCTCGTCAAGGAATTCCAAACCCATCGCGACGCCCTGCGCACGCTCGTC